TAGCCGCTAGTTGAGCAGGGGTTGCTGTTTGTTTAAACAATTGAGAGGTTGTGTCCATCCCACCTTTAGCCTCCAACTCACCCAAATATGTTTGAGTTGTGACGTTGCTAGGATCAAAGCCAGGTCTATAAGATGTTAATTGAACTTCGTTTCCAGAGGCATCTGTTACTGATTGACCAGGTGCTCTCATCAATTCTGCTTGAGCAGAAGCACGAGCCGCATCTACTTGAGCCTGAGTGTCAACTTGTCCCGCAGTACGCCTTGCCATGTAGTCTTGAGCATTCCAAGAGCCATCTGGATTGATACCAGGCGGCAACCCCAATGATGCGTTGATTTCTGATTGTGTTGCCATGACAGTTTCCTTTAAGCGGATGCGGCTTGCAATGGTGCAAGGTCTTCAGTTGTCCAATGATATTTTTTCATTCTTCTCATCCTATTTACAAGTGTTGTGTAAGGCATTTCAAAAAATTCAGCCATATCTTTTATGCAATCAAACTCTTGTCCATTAAAAGAAACTTTAATTGCCTTTGGATTTAATCCTCTTGGCAATGAACTTTTAATACGTCTCTCAGGACTTAACTTTCTTCCAGTTAATGCTTTTGATATTTTATCGCCAACGCCTAATTTTTTTGCGCTATTGTTTTCGCCAAGTTGTCGTTCTCTAACAATATGCTTGTATGTTTCCATTGTACGAGTCATTGTTTTACTAAACTTTATTCTTGCCTCATCAGTATGCCGATAACCAGATGCACCCTCTCCACCATCTGTAATATTGGCAAGAGATGCGCCTTGTGATTTAAGTTTTGCAATCAATTCTTGTTCAGCCAAAAAAGCAAGTTCTTCATCAATTTTATCAACAACAATACGAACATCAAAACCGCCAGCTTTTGCAACAACTCGTTTCCAATGCTGATTCCTACGTCTCGCTTCAAAACACCTACGCCCCTTACCTTTGCCAACATAAAAGACGGCATTAGTATCAAGTCGGATGTGTTCGTAAACGTAAAACATTATTTTTAAGCGTTAATAGCCGAATGGAAAGGAGTCAAATCCTCATTTGTCCAATACGTCTTTGCAACCATAATTACCAAGTGTTCTTTATTGCGTGATAGGCAATCAGCCCAATCAGCATCAGTCATGCCTTCTGGCTTGCCACCATTGATTAGGTTTACGCTATCCATTGCAGCAGAGTAGTGCTGTGCAATTTGTTCGGGTGTTAGTGTTTCAGTAATCATGTTAGTCCTTATGGGTGTGATGCTTTGTATGCGTCAAATTCTGCTTTAAGTTCTTGAATTGCTTTTACAAGAATTGCAGTCATGTTTTGGTCTGTGTACTTGAGATTCTCTGAGTCTTTGGCATCAATCACCACAGAGTCAGAACCTTCTATTGCCAAAATGTCTTGGGCTAAAAAGCCATAACGCACATCACCAGTTGGTGTGGAATCTTCACGAGATGTAGTAAATTTAAATGAAACAGGATTAAGTTGATTTACAAAACTCAATCCATGCGGTACGGGTTGAACTTCTGTTTTATCTCTAGCATCAGATGTTACTGTCCATGCTATTTTGATATAGGCATTTGTAGATGTATTATTACCAATTGTGATGTAATTGTCTTGACTTGTAATGTTAACAACTCCAGATTGTGTTCCAGCAGCACTTCCCACTGCAACATTATTACCTCCAGTGGTTAAATTTACTAAGGAATTCATACCAAATCCAGAATTACTATCCCCAGAAGTTGAGCTATTAGCTGATGCTCTGCCGACATAAGTATTGCTTGAACCTGTTGCTGTAGTCGCTGCAATAGCACCAATAACTACGTTAAAATTTCCTGCCCCTATTGCCCCACCACATTCAGAACCAATGTAAACAGAATTAGCCCCAGAGGTTACTCCTTTACCCGCCTGATATCCAACAGCGGTATTGTTTACTCCTGTAGCTGAGTTTCCTGCTTGATAACCCAAGAAAGTTACTGATACAGCATCTGTTTTGCCATACACAGTACCCAATGCAGTAGGCGTAGCGGCAGAAGCACCACCAGCCGCAACAAACGACAAAACACCAGAACCATTAGTTTGCAAGACTTGTGTGTTTGTTCCATCCGCACTTGGGAGCGTAAAAGTTACATCAGCCGCAATGGTGTTTGGTGCTTTTAGCGATACAAAGTTTGTGCCGTTGTCTGTGTCTTCGTACAGCTTCAGATTAGAGCCAGCAGTTGAGTTTCCAAGAACATCTAATGCCCCTGTAAATACAGCCGCACCAGTATCACTCAATGTTGCACCAGTAGAGTTCTGAATTAACTTACCTGTTGTGCTATCAAAACGAGCAAAGGCATTATCGGTAGAAGATGCAGGGCCAACTACATCACCTGTACCACTTGCTGTAGAGTTAATAGTCTGATTAGGCCAAGTTCCTGTAATTGTGACGTTTGTTCCTTGAACAAGACTAGGAGTTGCTGTGCCTGTACCGCCATTGGCTACAGCAAGAGTGCCAGCCAAGGTTACTGTTCCTGATGTAGTAACTGGCCCACCACTTGTCGTTAGTCCTGTAGTGCCACCACTTACATCAACGCTCGTAACTGTTCCCGCACCCGCTGGTGTAGCCCATGCACCATCACCACGCCAGAATGTTGATGCACTTGCAGATGTTCCTGAGTTCAAATTGGTAACAGGCAGATTTCCTGTCACACCTGTGGTCAGGGGTAAGCCTGTGGCTGATGACAACACTAAGGTAGTGGGTGTTCCTAGATTTGGAGTTACCAAAGTGGGAGATGTGGCAAATACTGCTGATCCTGTTCCTGTTTCGTCAGTTAAGGCAGAAAGTAAATTTGCTGAACTAAATGAACCAAGAGAAGTTGCATTGCCAACTGAAGTAACTGCGCCAGTTAAATTGGCATTGGTTGCATCATTACCATTTAGCTTTTGAATAGCTTGTAGGATTGAATCAGTATCCGCAACTGTTCCCGCACCTGAGACATAGCCTGTTAAGACTTTGGCAATCACGGGTGCATTTGTCAAGGTTGTAGCATTGCCTACTGAAGTTACATCACCAGTCAGATTGGCGTTTGTTGTGACTGTTGCCGCATTGCCAGTTGTGTTTTGATTAAGTGTTGGAAAAGAAGTCAAACTTGCCGCAGACCCGTTAGGTGCAAGCACATCTGTTCCGATTACCAAACCTAAGTTAGTACGAGCATTTGCGGCTGTTGAAGCACCTGTTCCACCATCAGCTACTGTGATGTCTGTGATACCTGTTACAGAACCACCAGTAATTGTTACGCTAGAGGCCGCTTGTGTGGCAATAGTGCCTAAACCTAAGTTGGTTCTAGCATCAGCCGCAGTAGAAGCACCAGTACCGCCATCAGCAACCGCTAGATCAGTGATACCAGTAATCGTACCGCCAGTAATTGCGGCAGAAGCATTGTCTGTCTTAGTTGCAACAGCAGTAGCAATGTTGTTAAATTCAGTGTCAATCTCAGTACCTTTGACAATCTTTAAAGGATTGCCAGGCGATAAGTTATCTTTGGTAGCGAAATTGGTACTTTTTGTATAATTAGACAAGATATTTCTCCTTAACCTATTTTGCCATCTTTGGCTTGAATTTCAATCTTTTGCAGAGAAAATGAAACATTATTGATCGTTGTTTCATAACCAGTTTGGACAATCTTACCCGCACCTGAAGCATTGGCAGAAAGAGTCTTAATTGGAACGCCACTTGTGTATTCAGCAATGTTGTATTCAGCAATGCCATACTCATAGCTTATTTGCGTAGGAATATAAACATTTTCTGATTGATAAGCACCAGAATAATCAAATCCCCACTTGATTGTTAAGAACTGATTAGAACCACCAATAACAACAGCAGTAATATTCTTCAGGATAGAAATCTGATTAGGGTTTCCTAAGTCAGCATTGTTTGTGTAATACAAAAAACGATATGTGGATGTGTCATCAAGATAAGTTCCATACTTACCAATGTACCCATTCTTACCAATGTACAAGTCGCCATTACGCAAAGAACGTAAAGCAGTTGGTGCAATAGAGTCCCATTTCGTCACCCTGAACGAGCCATCTGGAAGATTTTGTTTGGTATCAAAACAATAAACTTGGAATGTAGCGGGTAAAACTAGCAGATAAAAGGCTTCTTTTTCTGAGTAAACAGACTTCAAATTAGCCAATGTTTCGCCCGCTAATGATGAATTTAGGTCAAAACGAACATTTTTGGAGATGTCTCTCAGAGGTGCAGACTTTTCTTGAATAGTCCTCATCAATGAGCGAACACCTGAATCTGACAAGAAAACAACGTCAGAGCCAATGCTTTGAATCGTATCCCTTGCTATACATCCAATAGAGCCTACTGTGTCTGATATAAGTAGAGAAGCGGGAGTAGAGGCATTTGCATAAACAAGAATCTGTCGTTTACCAAAGATAAACAAGAAATCATTGTGAGCTGCCAAGCCCATGACTTCATCAGCACCATTAGGCCATACACGGGAGACATCTAAATTTCCTGAAGTACCACCAGACCATACATGACCCGCAATCAGATCAGAGAAGGTAACTGTTACTTTATCGGAAGATGTATTAGCCACCCATAGGCGACCAAATGCGGAAATAGCAATGTTTGCAGATGGAACTGATCCTGCATAGCCTGACTTCTCTGAGACTCGTCTAAATGTTGTTGTGCTAACAGCGGGGTCATAGATCAGAGGATCGTGACCAGTTTGGAAGAAGTATGCAATCCCATTCAAAGATGCGGTTTGCCAATTAGATGCAGTAATAGTAGGAGCAGTACCGCCACCACCATAGGTCAACTCAGTTACCGCATTAGCAGTACCAAGTTTAAATAGCTTGTTGTTGCCAGCAAACAGGACAGTCAAAGTGCCATCGTTTTGCACTAATTCATGGATAACACCCACATCATTAGCACCTAGATTGCCAGAGGAGGGGTTAACTCTTGACCAACCTTTTCTAGCACCAATACGACCATACTGATCCAAGATGCAGTTAGTCGCAACCAAAGCAAAACCAACACCTAAATCAAGGGGTGATTCTTCAGTATTCAAACCAGAAAAACCTGGTGCTGAGAGACTGTAACTTTGGAGTTGTGCTGCCATTAGACCGCCACAAAGTTGTCTTCAGGGTAACGAGTGGACTCCAATGCAATAGCATCAGAGAGCATTCCTCTAAACAAGGCATAAGCCTCATTAGAGTTTGTTCCACCATCTTCCCCACGCTCAATCAAACCACGGGCATAAGCACTTTGAGCAACCAAATAGTCCAAAACCTTGACTGAAGTGCCATCAGCAGACAAATTAGCCTGTGGGATGGTTAGATCAAACTTCAGTGTATACACGCCATCAGGAACAGGAAACAGGTCAATCTTTGTGTCTCCACTACCATCTA